TCTCAATTTGTTGAAAACTTACCATTGCGTTCATCTCCTCAATCCGGTTTAAAAAGTACAAGTCATGTTCAAACGGTAGAAATGACGATAATATTCCATGGTCTTCGATATGGCCGTTTCCAGCGTGTTCGCCGTGTTCGCCATTTCCACAATTACAGTCATTTGTTTCATCATGTTGACGAACCTCATTTCCGCGATTCAATGATGGAAAAATTTGTGAAAATTGTTCTATAATTGCCGTTGAATCATGTATTTTAAATCCTTGACATATCACATATTTTTCAGAATTTGCAACACGACTCGTGTATGGTTTCATAATCGATACATCTTTATAGTAGTAGCTTAGTATATACAATATATCTACTGTTGTTTTATGAAATACATCGAATATTTTTAAAATAAAGGAACCACCCGGTTTCTGCATTGCGAGTGCGTAGTATACTTCACATAATATTAATTGCGTTGCCATACATTCTTGCTGATTAAAATCCACCGAAAAATCAAAACCACCATCTGCCGTGACAATATCCATTTTATTTTTATATTTTTCCGCACAATACAAAAAATTCTCCAAGGATATCAAATTACCAGTCTTATCAGAACCTGTCTCAATAATGACATTCGGATGACTTTCCAAAAAGGCCCTCGTCTTCTTCCATCCAGGACAAATCGGGTCGTCATTTACCAATGTCATTCCATAATAACGGTCATTTCCATAGGTATTTGGATGCAGTTCCATCGTACTAACGCCACTGGCGACCTCTCTTTGATTGTCAAATATACGACGTGAAATTTTCAGATACTCTTGTTCTTTCATAAATTCTTCATGAAAGTCCGTGTTCCTTTTAAGTATTTGTATCGGTGATGATATATTACCGTCGTGTAAATCAATTGAACTACACGATGACTCCGGTTCTTGATGCATACGATGTTGATATTCACACCCCCTTAAGTATGCGATTGCTTCAATAAAACCGCCAGGACCTTCTGCGAGATGAAACGTTTTTATTCCCATTTTAGTATGCGGTTTTGCTACAAACGTGTTGTCATATTGAGATAACAGGTTATTATTCTTCATGATTTCAATCATTTTATAAAAGGAACGTGACAGGGGGCGTAATTTGCTTATATTGGTTTTATTTCCAGTAATATTGGAATGTATATACTCGTACGGATTGGTAAACTTCTTTATATTATCCCATGTATCTTGATATTTTTCAATTTGATGTTTAATATCACATAAATGTGCATATATTGATGATGATATATATACACGTTTTTCGCGATGATGTGTAACTTTTACTTCAAGAGGTATATATTCCGAATTATGACCAATATGTATATCCACCTGTGGTAAAAAAAAATGGTTGAAATAAGACAATATTGGACCATTATTCAATGATGCTTTGTTGTGATTTTCATAGTCTGAATTATTATTCACACCTACACCGCTTCCACTTCCACTTCCGCTGCCATTTCCGCTAACTTGTGTAGATGATTGTAATACAGGTTTAAAACAATTTTTAGGCGATTTTTTAAACATGTATGTCAATTATATTCATTCTTAAAATGTTTATAAGTCCGTTTTCTTCTTGGTTTGACGCTTGGGCTTGGGTTTTGATTCCGCGTCGGTACTCGCCGTCGTAGTAGGTAGAGTTTTCGCTTCTGTTGATGCATCATTCTTTACTTTCTTTGTGCGTTTTTGTATTTTTTTTTCTATTTGTTCAATTGGTGCAGAAGGTACGACCACTGCAACTTCTTCTGATGGTTCTCCAGATGCGGATGCAGCTCCAGATGCGGATGAAGCCTTTAATGTGGTTACCCGTTTCAGCTTAGGTTTGGATTTTAGTGTAGAAGCCGCTTTCGACGGTTCAGCTACCGCGATTGATGCATCGATGATTGCGTCTTTACGTTCTTGTAAAATATGAGCCGCGATTGCCGGTTTAGAGGCAACATCAATTGGCCGCGATGCTTTTGCAATTTTATCAAGAGCGATACTTTCAGTCGTAACGTCTTCTTCCGATGCACGATGTTGCTGTTCTTGTAATCCGGCATAACTCAAGAAACTATTCTTTAATTGTTTTGCGTTTATATTTCTGTTCTTTCGGAATATGAAATATCGGTTGTAGAATGAAATCTGTTTTTCTTCTGACGACATATAGAGTGCAGAACCATATTCATGTTGACAGTGACGTTCCCATACAGTGCTCGCAGTACCTTCTTCTATATCGCGTTTCTTTTTACATTCAGTTTCCATTTCGTGATACATTGTCTCGAAGGTCGCTGTACCATCTGGCATACGAATCATTAAGGTTGTTTCTGCTTCTTCTGGCGTAACAAGGTCGAACCCATAATTTTCAAGAAGTTGTGTCAAATAATCGAAATTTACCAGATATTCTCGCGTTGCCTTATTGATAGAGTCTTGGTATACTTCAATTTCATATCCTATACTACTGCTGTCTGGTTCAAATTCGGTTTGATGATATTTTTTACGAACAGACCACATTTTTTGTGGGTCAGCGGTTGCCGCCTTATCCGACGACGACGATAATATACTCAACTCAGAACCACTTTCAAGACGCGATAAAGCCTGAAATATACGCATACCATCAAAACATGTCCCGATGAAATACCCTCCTAATTTTGTACACTCAGAGACATTCTGAAGAAATGTATGAACCTTCATAATATTTTCAAAGAAGTAATGGATGGCAAACTGAACCGAACAAATATCAAACCCATCTGCACATCGCCCATAATGTGGATAAACACCGCGACCTAATATACTAGCATCCTTTGCACCTTCGCCGAATATAGCACGCGATATAATGCGGTATCTTTCACTAATCGCAGCATGACCACTTCGTATTTCTTTACTACTATCACCATGAATGAAAACTGCGTCTGGAATGTTGCGTTTCCGTTTTTTTGTATCAAGATAACGGGCACAAACACCGTCGAATTTATGTTCTAAGTTATCCTTAGAATAATCAATACCGAAAACAAATCCCAGCTTGGTGGCAACCCATTTTGGTAAGTCGCCGCCTTTTCCAACCGCCATGTCAATAAGCGACTGTCCTGGACGGGCAACACTCATGATAAGTTTACGTTTGACATATAAATTATGGAAATCACGCATTCCCTTTGTAAGTGTGCGAACCTTTGTTCCGCGTCCAATGTCAATACCGCGTCCTCCGTTTCCTGTTTCCGCATTATTGTAATAGATATCATCGTTCACGAGTTCGTCGGGAATACCATCTCCAGTCATTATCATTTCCGGCGTAATCGCATTATGGATAGAATGCCAGTTATTATTTGCGACATGATACGCGTTGCCATAATTCTTTCCTCCTGAACGATACTCAGCAGTTTTATCATGACGAACACGCAATGCAGACCAACGCCAATTTACGGGTTGTGACGCGTCGTAACTGAATTCAACAATCGTCTCATCTTGAATGATATCATTTTCAAGTGTCATCATCTGATTAACACCCGCTTCATCTGGACGTAACATAATATGGCAAATGTGTGCGTCATTATCATATGGATATGTCGGATAAAATGGTGCTGGTTTATAACTATCTGCATTTTCGCCACTTTTACTACTGCCATGACCCGCCAACATTCCACTATCGATATCGGTACCTTCAATCATCGTAACACATGGATTTAGATATCCGTGTTTTCGTTCATCGTAGCCAACACGCAATATCAGCGTCTTGTATTGTTGGACTTGAATACAGCGTGACATATCAATACCATTTTTGAATATATTGCTTACAAGGTCTTCATTATCCTCCCCTTTTTTTGTTGTAACTAGAAAGTCGATTGTGTTCATATGTGATGGTTTCCATTTGAATGAATATTCCCATGTGGTTTTATACAAAGGACCTGGTGATGTAGTATTATTTCTCTCTACACTTCCAACACCAAAATCAATCGGTGTAAATATAAGGCCATCTGTGTGATACTCGAATTGGTGTTCTGCTGATTTACGCAATATAATCGCACAACAGTCAAATATTGATTTACCGGTTGAGGCCCCATACATTGGAGTTGCGATTTCAAATTTCTTTGTTTCAATGCGAATCGGCGGTAATGAATCTACACCACCAGATACGCATTTTAATTGAAGATTTTTCACCACACTTTCCATTAATGGAAGACGAAAATTGGTGAGAACCTCTTCTTCATTCATTGGATAGAAGAGTCTCGACCGCACATCCGCTTTATGAACGAAATAAACGTCAAATACAAGGAATAAGTTGATGAAATCCCCCGCTTTATTATGAAGAATGTGTTCGCCGTCCAATAGTGTATTGTATAATTTTGTGTTGAGGGATACTGCACCAGTGAACTGAAAGTTCATGTTCGTGTCGATAAGATAAACATGTCCGGTTTTTGGTGCGACAAATAGTAGTTTGCGGTGTCCATCCGCCTTTTCTGTAACTGAATAATTTAAACGAATATTTGGTACTTTTGAATCAGGGTCAATCGGTTGTATATTTTGCATTTGAAGCGTATATGAACATGGTCCGATGAAATGTTTGGGACGTAGTTGAATACCATTACGACCCATAACTAACTCACGCTCGCGGGTACGTTCTCGTTCTCGTTCTCGTTGTTCCTCCTCACGGTCACGGTCACGGTCGTCATGCCCTTTTCCCCCATCTCCATCCGTGTGATGTGTTCGTTGATATTCGATATCACTGTCATCATCGCTACTATCACTTCTTTGTTTTTCATCTGGATGCAATAACTCATAATATCGACGTTGCACTCCTCGCATGTCAGATAACGAAACTGGATAATTGGTTCCTTGTAGTCCAGACATGACAATCTTAATTACCTTGCGTAGATTATCTAACAAATGTTTCGGATGATTGAACGCAGTACCTGGACCAACTAACTCATTCATCACTTCGATTTCGATTTCATAACGAATCGGACTTTCAAGAACTCTTGCGGCATCAAATGTCGATGCTGAAATATACCCGGTTTGGTCTTTGTGTGATTCTTTGACAACACTCATGTCGAGTTGAAAAGGAAAATCCGGGTGTTTTAATGTGCTTCGATTGATATAACGAAATGTTTTCTTGTTATCATTCCATGACTTCAATATAGACCTCGCGAGTGTAGATGTATTCGCGATACGTTTTTCCCGTTGATAACTTACCTTGAAATTGAAGTCATCAAATATAACAGGGTGTATCGTTTCACCGCCACTATCACCACTCGTTTTCGCATACATCTTCTGCGTAAATAGAACATATTTTTCATCTGGCACATTCGTTTTACAATAATTCTGCACTTCGTTAATACCATGAATTTCAGCCCGAATCAGAGATAGCTTTGTTTGTCCAGTTTTTTGGTCAATGAACTCATTCTGAATTTTCAAAGAATACGCATTTTTTTTCATGAATGTAAACCCACTCGAAAGTAACTTTTGAAGAACCCCGTCGAAGTTTTCACGCGTGGTCCCAGGATTTCCTCGTGTTCCGAAGCGTATTTCTAACTCTGGACTACCATCAGTATTATCAGTTATACTTTCTAAATAACGTTTTACGATATTTGAAAATTCTGATTGCTTCGCCGACGCAGTATCAGATGCTGAAAGCGAACCTCTTTCGCGATTTTTCGGCATTATATATATGAATAGGATATATTATTTATACATTAATTCATATATATACTTCAATTTTATACATATTGGCAAATGGCTTCATACAATTCTGGTTTTGTTTTACGTTTCTCTGTTCCCATTGAACCAAACTTTCCTGGAAAAACATTCACTATGGGCAAGTTAAGTTTTTCAGAGATATCAATCAAGTCTTGTAATTTATATGCAGAAATAGGACGAATCGGTGCAGATATACTTTCCATTCGCCAATAATTCGCACGAATATACGTTATGTAGTTATTTGCAACTGCATGAGGTGCAATATATAATAGATATTTTCCTTTGTTTTTTTCAATAATGAATGGACCCTTTCCGGTATTCGAGGTACCGCTTTCAATATCATAATACTTACGGTCTTGTACAATATATAATGACATAGATTTACATAGAACTATAGCATGAAGTGTTTCTAATGTAATAAACGGTTTATGTACAAGTGTTTCTTCGACTACGCTGAGTTTAACTTTGTTCGCCTTCATAATGGGTTTGTTTTGTCGCAAAATCTCGATGAGTTCAAATTTAAAACGATTTGATTCAACATAATGGTTTTCAATCATTTCATATTGTTCTACACCATATATCATGATATACATCGCCCATAATATCGAATCGTGGGCTTCACTTGTCCGATTGTTAGTATAGATATATTGTTTCATGTCATTTGGATGAAACTTAACCGCTTCTACCGAATCGGGGGTGCGGTCGCTGTCTTCTGATAATGAGTGTTTACACTCAGACTCAGACTCAGACCCAGACTCATAATCAGAATCAGAATCAGAATCAGACTCAGACCCAGAATCAGAATCAGACTCAGACTCGCTTTTTGTTATTTTTTTGAGAAACAATGGTTCGGGTAACACTGCCGGAAAAATGAGTGTATCTGTATCCTTTGACGTCTGTGACTGCAACATCGTATGGGAGAGTGTCGATGTTTGTGTTCTCTGTGACTGTGACTGTGACTGTGACTGTGACTGTGACTGTGACTGTGACTGTGACTGTGACTGTGCCGGTAACTGCGAGTGTGACCATGTTCTAGGTAAGTTACCAGGTACATCGTTCGGCGAATCTTTTATGTCATAGTACAGAAACGTTCCGCTATCAATATTTTCTTTGGTGAATGAATAAGAATTATAGAGACAAGGAATGATACCTGTCATCATCTAGCTATATAAAGTATCGAATTATCTTTATGCGTTTTATTTGTCAAAAAACTCTTTCGTCAGACTTTGTTTCTGTGCTTCAATTTCATTGAGATGTTTTTCTTGATTGATGACATACTTCATGTAATTATACAATTCATTCAATATATCATTGTTCAATTTGGATATATTCACAAAGACACCATTTTTATTCTCATTAATTTGTGTGTTCTTTGAATGTAATATACGTAAAATTTCGATTTGATGAACAACCGGCATATTTTCAATGCCATCTTTTAACGACATCAAATAATTGGTTTTTGCTTCTACGTGTTGTGCAATCGTTTGAATTTCATTCATCGCACTAAGACTAGCGACCGCGGTTGTCGTTGTATTTGTTGAATAAAAAGAACCGATTGATGGACATGTCGTCATTTTACAATAGATAATAATAAAACTTTATACTCTTTCCACCGTTGAGAATCCATCATTGTTTCATTTCATATCACGGGTCCTGAGCATCCAACAGCAATGCGATAATAGTTACATGAGTATCGTTCAATACAAATCTACGTCCAATAATTCTCACGGTAAGGATATCGTTTTCTTCCACACGCGAGAATAGTTCGCGTGAAGACGAATGCATATCACGTGAAAGAAACACTTCGATAGGAGACACATGACCTGAATGTAAATATCTTGCACCAGCACGAATGCCTGCTTGCGTTATCGTCTTCGCTACACATTTGATTACCATATTTTCGTCGGGGAAGCAAATCAGACAATCTGCAACAATGTCAAATAATATATTCGCCGCAGCGAGTGTTCCACACGAATACGAAGATATTGAAATCGAATTAGGACATATATACCCTTCAATTGAGCACCGACCTTCCACCATTTTTGCGAGTTCTGTTCTTAGTAATTGTGCGAGAATGACAGTTTTTGTTAGTTTATAGAATGGAATCGTCACCACTCTACGTATTTGACGCTTTACGAATAGTTCGGGGTCGCAGTACATTTCATCCGTATCTTGCGATATTGTATTATGAGATGTTGTATTCAACGTGTTCGGGTCTTCATTCTTTATCTCATTTATCGTCTTTTTCGGTTTTGGACGTATTATTTTAGTTAGTCTTTGTTTTCTATTGTCAGCCGAATCTGATTGAGAAGCCATTACTATGAACGACGATGACTATATGAATTCTAGATTTGTGTTTATATCTGTATCAATTTTATTGGATTCAAATTTACATATTATTGTAATATTATGTAAAAGTACGTGTTTTTATCAAGCCAACTCGCCAATCACTGATATCGCATCATCCCCTATCTCAAACCGTTGACCGATTACCCGGACACGTATTTCTTCTTCTTCTTGAAGACGCGTAAAGTCGGGGCGGTCATAGTGATGGTCTCGAGCGATAAATACGACAACAGGCGACTTTTCTTCATTCAAGGTAGCACGAATACCTGCCAAGCTAATATTTTTAATCACGCATGAAAATACGACACCTTCAACCAGCGAGCATGACTCGCATTCATACACGACTTCAAAAACAGCGTTTTTTCCATGAAGATATCCATTTGAATATGTAAGAATCTTGACACTTCCTGGCCGAATAAATCCTTCCGCCATACACTTTCCTTCCACGATTTTCGAGAGAACATGTTCAAGTGTATCCTTTACATTACGTCCAATTATACGAAATGGAATTTCTAACTTACGTGTTAGTAAAATGGTTGTATAAATACCCATTTTTGGTGATGCTGTAGTTTGGGGAATAACTTTACCATATCTTGATATACTTGCGGTCGCTCCTGTACTCATTTTCGGAACTTTCGTATAAATACCTAATATATCATTATACTTTATTTCTCTATATGTAATCTCTCGATATCGCACAATAAAGCCTCGCATGGTGTGAAGAACCATTTACGTCCGTTAATCGCTTTCCGGTCAAACGTCCTCAATAAAAATTCCTGAAATACGCATAATTCTTTTTGTGTTCTGAGTTTCGTATTTTCAGCAGTAAGTTTATATTTGTCGTTCTGTGTTGCCGGATTCAAAGATAATACAGTATTAATAATCGTAATTGCATCTGTCTTGCCAGATTGGTCACATCGTGCTCCTTTGTCGCGTTTCTTAGACATTACTTTCACTTTAAATACTAAGTATTCCATTTTGAATAATGAAATAAATCCAATCACCATGTTCATCTTCTGGATTTGCTCTGTCTGTACTTTCGCTAAAAGTAGAGAGAAATCTCGTTCATCTTCTGGCTCAGCAGATGTCCATTCGTGTGTTTCATACCGTAATACAAGTAGCTCAAATAGTTCCTTCTTATCTTTATTGAATAATAACATGCCTTTGTCCTCCGGTGTTGATGATGAAGGTTTGGTATCAGCAGCGGCAGCAGCAGCAGCAGCGGCAGCGGCAGCGGCTCTTCGCCCCATCAACGGTCTATGTATCACTTGACGAGAATAATATTGTAATATCATTCGTTCAAAGGGCGTGAGACGTTGAATTTCTCCTTCACGCACACTTCTCGCCGAGACTTCCATCGATTCATTATTTTTTCGAAATAAGTAATTCAATATACTCTTCGACTCTTCAAATGACAAATGTTCGACTAGATTTGCCACAATCATCTCATGCATTTCTTCTTTTGACGTTTGAAACTCTTCTGTCTGAGAGATTTGTTGCATCACTTTTCCACAATAATAATACCACTCATCTTGGTCCTTTGTAGGCTTTTCAAATACTGTATTACATGTATCAAACGTATTGGATAACATAACGACTGTATCCTCCGCAGTTTGGTCTATACTAGATGAAACCGCAGGAGATACCGCTTGAGACGACGCCACTTCACTTGAAATAATCTCTGACGATACTGACTTATTTTGATTCGTATTACTCGTAGATGTTATTTTTTCGACGATTGTCTTATTTGGTACCACCGTCGCCCCCTTTGACTTCGAGAGAATCCCCAAGTAATCTTCTGTAACATTTTCTGGAAGAGGATATTCAATGGACGTATGCTTATAAGGGATTGGTGTACTTCGTTCGTATATACTAATACGCTTATCAGTTATTTCAATGGGCTGGAACAAATAATAATCGCCGACATTTATCACACGTCCAAGACGCCCATATTTATCGTTCACATATTCGTTGGGGTCGGTAATCATCTGTGTCAATGCAAGATTGATTTGTGCAATCGGATATTGTCGTATTGCATTTACGTGTGCAATAATTCCATTTGGTCCAGACTTCTTGTAAAAGAATGCATCCTTGTATAAATCCCTAATTTTGTGAATAATTTTATCGAGATTCATTGACATAAACCTTTCATTAAATGTGTCTAAACGCACATCACTGCGTCTGCTTGATGTGGTGGTTCTTTTACTTCCACTGCCCCCATTTTCATTTTCACTGTCACTGTCACTGTCAATCCCGTATAAATCGTTCTGTTCTTGAATGGGCCGTCCATTCGAAAATGTTGGGCGACAAACATACTCACACCGTTCCATATAATCACATAACGCAGAATATGGTCGTGCTCCAACTTGATAGTTGATTTGTTTGCGTGACGAGAGATTTTGACGAACGACTTGATTTAATTGGGCGGCGGTTTGTGTATTGTGTTGAACATTTAGAAGACAATCAACGGCAGACGTGCGAAGTACACGAGATACAGCACCGATTTTCACTGCTTTGAATTCAGATAGACGATACAAATAAAGGTCGATTGCTTCGATATCTGGGTTCGTTAATATTGTTCCATATAGATAAAGTTCGACATTTCGTTGTGAAAACGGAAGACGTTTATGGCTACAATTACGGATAGCACGACCTATAATCTGTTCGAGTAGATTCATGTTATACCACGGCTCTAATATATGGACTTGTCGGATATTTTTAAAGTCAAGACCTTCGCTTCCCGCAACAGATATAATAACTACCTTTACATTTTCACCATACGTATTATTCTCATTCGTTAGTGCTTTCAATTCATGTAAATTGTCAGGTGATATTGTTGGGTCACCAGTTATAACAGAATACCGTGCGGGTCGAAATGGACGGTCTGGATATTGAGCTTGATGCTGCCTCTGTGGAAGCATCGTGAGTGAATCGATGTTCTGGGTTGGTTTGCTGCGAAAAAACGATGAATTCCCGCCGGCGGCACTATAACGCGTAAAACCGAGTTCTTCTAATGCGAGTGCAATTGGAACAACACCGCCATCGATGTATTGACTATAAATAAGGATAATACCGTCGCTTGTCATCACTTTGTCGGTTATGTTTTTTATTTTCGCGGAATATCGACCGATATTTTCGGGTGCAAAGATTCTAGATGATGATTTTGTAGTTGTTTCACCATTCGGCAACTTAAATCCACGGATAAAATCCGCACGATATTCGAAATTCAAACGCATGGGTGGATTACCAACCTCTTCATATGACATAATGTGTCGCAACCCTTCCTTTCCGATACATGCTGTGATATCAAATTCATCATTCGGATTGTTGATATATTCGATAAGCGATGGATGAGGGTATACAATATTCAATGCCTCAAGCGGTTTTTGAACTGCAGCATAACCAATTGTATCCATATTTTCGAATGACGGAAAATCAGCCGTTTCAACTAAAGTCGTTTCATCAATTGTACCACCCACGGCGGGAAGGACCGGGTTCGACCCTTTACTCGGAACAGGCCCGGCCTGTGTCTTTTTTGTCTTGCTCTTACCCTTGCCGGTTCTCTTGGCGTGGTCGTTACCATCACCATCTTCTACTGCGGCTGCCGAAGCGGCTGATGCTGCCGCTGCTTCTTTTTTCCGTCGAACCATCGCACTTTTTTTATAAATGTACATCGCCTTCATATCACTGATGATGAAACGATATGCCGCCTCTTGAATATCGCCAGCCTTTGTCATATATACGTCGATATGTTCAATCGGTTGGTCAATATGACGTCCATTTAATTGTGTTCGTGGATAACTGCCCGTGCCCGCGCCCGTGCCCGTGCCCGTGCCCGTGCCCGTGCCTCTAGCGTCGCCGTGGACTCGAGCAAGAAGAGAGAAGTCCGGTGAATGCTCCCTAGGATATATCCGATACGGAAACGTATAAGGGTTTTCACCGCGTACGAATGAAACATATCCGGTGGCTTTCCTCACGAGAAGTTCTTTCCCAATCTCTCGACCATCCGCATCTATACGGAAGTTTCCACGGTCGTCAAACACATCCGCAATATCAATCGTCGCACGTCTGTCATTCAGGTTCATTAAGTTAATCAACCATACGATTTCCTTATAGCTATTGTACATTGGCGTACCTGAGAGAAGAAGCAAACGCACATTATTCACCTTCTGAACAATCTGAAATAATATTTTCGCAACGCGTTTGTCGCGATTGTCATCGGTAATACGAATGTTGTGTACTTCATCTATAATAATAAGGGTGTTTGCGAATAATTTACGCAGCTTTGCGACCGACAGTGTTTCAATTGCAAGTGTTTCCAATTCTGCAGCTTTTGCAATATCTGCAGCAGATTTACGTCCTTTCTTTGCTACTGCCTCTGGTTTTTCGGATGACGAACCACGGGAAGCTGCAGTTTTCATTTTACGACGGACTTCTTGTATGACCGCATCATCTTGCGAAACCCCAATGCTAGACGCATGTGTTCTCGTATAATTTGCGAATTCGTTATATCCAAAAAACAAATAATGAGATGAAATCAAGCGCCGTATCTGTTTGATGACTTTGTCACGTGTAAGTCCTTTCATATTCATAGGGTTGATTTCTTTGATAAATTTATTCCCCGTACACGCACGAATATTCCATACTCCAGGCTCAATCTCTCGGAGTTCGCGTTCGTCAAAGAGCTGTAGCCGGAAATTTTCCTGAACGTTTGGCGACGCAATGACAATAATTTGCTGGGTAATCCCCATCTGATTCATATAATCGCGCATCTCCTCGGCCACGCTAATCGCAGAACACGTCTTTCCAGTTCCCAAACCATGGTATAATAAAAGGCTATTATAAGGTGTCTCTACGGAAAGAAAATTACGGACGAATTGTTGGTTGGGTGCGAGCTCTATTTGTGCGTTACACAAAATTTCAGCTTCCTCTTCGACGTTTTTTGTATTGTCTACATCCATCTTAGTATCAAAAAACTCTTTCCGAAGGGCGATTTTGGTATTAAAATTGGGGTCGTTTAGGGTGGGGTATAACCCGGGAGTAGCAGCAGCAGCGGCATCACGGTCGTCTTCGTTGTCACTTCCCGGTAATATCCCAATGTCATGTAATGTCATCTCTCGTTCAAGCAATTCTTTTTTCAGTAATAACTTATTAAACTCCTTACTAAATGGGTTATTTAATTCAGCGGGTGTTAATTGTTTTGATCCTGCGTCTATCTCTCGTTCGATACGTTTTAGTCGTGCTGTAATTGGTTCAGATGATTCGTTAAAAACAATTTGTCTTTTGACGGCCGGTTTTTTTGAAATTATGTTACTACTCGCGGATTGGCCCTCAGTTGGACCAGCCGCAGAAGGAATAGGAACCAGCTGCTCTTGTTCTTGCTGACCCCTCCTATCTCCATCCTGACTCCTTATCAGATAATCCTGGGATTTTTTCTTCATCTTGCGATTTGTTGATATGTTACTGTTACCGAGGACTACATTTTCCATCTGGCGGCGTTCCTCTGTGCTTGCCATGGTTAATTCAATCGGTATATTTTCATCGTCTCTGTCACTTACATTAGACGCCGATGACATCTTTCGCAAATACCTTTATATATGTGAATAATAATACTTTAATATATTTGATATTTCTCTAGTATATTATTGATTTTACGTACAATCCCAATTTTTTCTAAATTGTAAGGACGTATTGTGGCAATACACTCATCGAACGACATCCATTTCATGAGACCAACTTCCATAATATCGTGTGCTTTTTTTGGCTTCTTATCTAAATCCACCATCGCAAGAAAATACTTCTGTTTGTAACATTTCATATCCGACCCCATGAATATTTCTTCAAAAGGTGCGATATTCTGTATCACATTATCAATACCGATATCATATCCTGTCTCTTCCAGACATTCTCTCAGAGCACATGGAAGGTCTTTCTCATTGTAATTACGGCGACCTTTTGGAAATCCCCATTCGGTTTCGGTCCAACGTGTTGTTGACTCTTCAATAAACTGATGAAGTGTCTTTATACGACCATCTTTTGTGCGTATTCCCCCGAGGACCTGTCTATACTTCTCAAATGATATATGCTCTTCATTTTTGTATTGACTTCCTCGTGTGTATTCCCCCCATAATAATCGCCATAACTGTTCGAATGTCAGACGGAGTAGATTGGCCTTTTCCATCATCGTCATTTCGTCGATGATGCGTTGGATATATGCTTCATCATTGAGAGAATATTTCCCGCGAATGAAATCAACGAACCCGAATGAGTCTCTTCGGCGTATCATGAGAAATTCGGGTCCTGTTTCTCCGCAACGAAATGCAATGACGCCAATACTCGTAATCGGTGCACGGCAGTTATTATATACATGGTTTGTGCGGTTACAATTATTACAAAAATATTTGTTTGCTTCTACTGCGGAAGTCCCTATTGTCGACCCTACCACCCCGGTCGACCCTACCACCCCGGTCGACCCTACCGACCCTACCGCCCCTGTCATCACCGTCGTCGTATGTTTACTTCGCTGATTTCGTATTTGACTAATCTCAAGATAAGATAGCGCTGATTTAGGATTATTTACTTTTGGTTCTTCGATTGCTGCCTCACTATCCTCCATTTTGGAATTCGCTTATCGTAGTTCTATGATTGTTTTTATGTCGTTTCATTATAAGCAATGCTTAAGCTTGACGCGAAAGTATGGGGTCCGCATTACTGGTTCATCTTGATGACCACTGCGGTGAATTATCCGGACCATGTAAATGATGTTGTTCGTAAAAAATATTATGATTTTATACAAATTTTCTCGATGTTAATCCCTGACCCAGGAATGGCAGCAGAGTTAGACCGAATGTTGGATAAATATCCTGTTACACCATACTTAGATAGTCGCGATTCGTTTATTCGTTGGGTCCATTTTATTCATAATCGGTATAATGTTCTTTTGATGAAAGACGAAATATCTTTACATGATGCTCTTGAAAGATACTATTTACACTACCGTCCAAAGCCTGTCCAACTCTTGGAAGAACTGAAGTATCGAGAGAAGCTCGTGTATTTATTATTGATTGCAGGGTTGGGGTATGCGGCGTATTATTATCATAATCGGTAGTGAAATATTTTTTTATTTATATCGTATTATATTATAATCATGAACTCGTCATCGAATCCATATAATCATGACCCGATGAAAATAGCAATTGGAAAGATGCGTAACATGTCTTTAACTGAAACTATAAAGAGCCCTTGGGGTGCTGTGGTTGACTCATTCAAGAATGACACCAAAAAATCAGGCGGAAAACGCAAAAGTAAGCAAATGAAATCACGTTCTAAGAAATACAAAGGAAAACACTCTAATAACACGCGTCGGTACAGAAAATAATGTATCGATGCATTATTTTAGATGTATTATATAAAATTTAATAAATATTATATGATATGGTAAAAACAGAATACATCGTGTTTATTATTACAGCTGTCCTTATTGTAAATACATACTATGACGGCCAGCCGTTAAAGATGTTTCAAAGCAATCAAAAATGGATTAAGATGGCTACATTTGGGTTTATTGGCCTCTCGCTCTTCATGTTTTTGCGGCGCAATCCGGAAAACTCTAGGCAATTATTGTATCATGCCAATGATATTATTAAGTACATGCCCATAAGTAAAGGGACCGCGGACATGATCACACCGTTTTTTGATATGACAAGGGTTACGCCCCCCCACGACGGCGGTCACGCGGGCGGTGCAGTAGCAGCAAAAATGGCACGGCCGGCGTGGGAGGGCGGGCCTTCCAGCGGAACACCCGCAGAACGTCGTATTTTAAATTCTGGTAAAAACTCTAGCAAACGTAGCGTAAGTGAAACAAAGAAAAAGTATGTTGCCGCTCAACAAGGATGGAAATGTGGTGATTGTCAGCGTCAGCTTCCAGCATGGTTCGAAGTGGACCATGTTATCGCATTAGAACATGGTGGTTCCAACCATGTGGATAATTTAGTCGCATTATGTCGGGATTGTCACGGGAAAAAGACCGCAATGTCGTTTTTGTAACATTGCGATTGTGTATCGACATTATTATATCTTATAATTATAACTGGGTGTTGTTATCATTATAAATAATAGTAAAATATGGAAACAACAGCAGCGAGAGCATCGACAGCAGCGACGGCAGCGACGGCAGTAGCAGCAATAACAGCAAAAAAAACAGCAGATATATCAAACCCAGATACAAACGAAGGGAAGAGGGAATCGGATGCGATATCATCTATTGAAGAAGCATTCCATATTAAAAAATTATTAAATTACCTTCCGATTATCATTATTGTTATTATTGTATTAATTGGGTTTGTATCTTCTGATCTAATGAATGGAAATTGGCCAATTTTTGTATCACTGCTTCTTACGTTTCTTTATGTGATGTATATTCATTTTATTTCTCCAAAAAAGTTTATTGATATGAAAGGGAGCCCAGAACCGATTTTACCATCACCTCCAAATGAGGCTTTTAGTATAATTGGTTCGGGTTCCATATCGGAAATGTTAATACGAATTGGATTACCATTGTGCTTATTTATTCTTGGGTTAGGAATGGGATTTGGTAGTATCCAAGCATCTCAAAGCAATAAGATAAGTAATACTGACTTAACGCGAAGTATGATTGGTTTCGGTTCAATACTAATCATTGTCGGGGCTATATATTTTGTCTATCAAAAATTTGGAAAAGGCAAAACAATAACGGAATTCATACATTACGTAATTTTGTCTATAATTATTGGTATTTCTTTGATTGTTCGTGGACGTGAAATCGAACAAAATATGAATGATGTTAAAAATGACCCATTATTATCGAATGAAAGCAAGCAACAGTTTGCGAAAACAAGTGCGGATTTCATTTTAGGTTTCGGTTTATTTTTCCAAATTGCGGTATTTATGGCGATTGGTTATGTTTTATGGAGAAGTACAAAACCAGGATCCAGTGGCGGTTTTGATACGAAAAAAATAATAACCGTGATAAGTTTACTTGTTGTATTAGGTATACCTGCGAGTGTTTTCTTAGCAGCCTCGCAAAAAAGTAAAGGTATTGCTGGGGCGGAAGATATATCTGCATATGGGCAAAAGGCATTTTTAGTTCATGGAATCGTGTGGTTCATCGCTCTTATTGGTTTATTGGTTACAATGTTTGGACAGACAGAACAAATTACAATACATAAGTGGTTAATACCCGTGGCGGTGGTTGTTTTAACTATTGTTGGATATATTATTTTTCCCAGTGTATTTGCAGGTAAAAATCTCAAAGAACCGACATCCGCGGATATATTGAATATGGATAAGAACGAAGATTTTGCCAATAGTGGATATTATCAACAACTTCGTGAAGAAGTAAAAAAAGAGTTACAGCAAAAGAATCCAGGTATGTCAGATGATACTACGACGATTGAAAATGCCATACAAGCGAGACTTGATGAAGATAAAAAGAAAAAATTCACCCCTACAAATGCGGTTTTGAGTGTATTTTCAATTCTATCCGTAATCATCGTAGTATTCATTCTCATGACATATAATGCTCGTTTGAAAATGGCAGACTGCGGAGTGATACCTGATTCATATAAAGACTGGTTAATGGATGCGTTTAAATACACAACCAACCCTGATTGTAAAAGTGGGACCAACACACTGAAGGATGTTCAGCAAAAAATCAAAGAAGATAAAATGACATCAAATGACTGGGACAAAATACTTATGGACTATTCTGATAAAAGCACTTTATTCATACGTCTCGCGAAATGGTTTTCTTTTATCCCATTTTTGTCAGTGATATTACTTTTGATGTGGGTCTCTGTTCTTTTTACACATGTAACAACCTCTACCAATACAACTGACTGGATTGCAAGTAATTTTACTGGTGATATGTTTTCACGAGTCAAAGAACTTGTCGATACTTTTTTTATTGTTATTATGGCGGGTCTTTTACTATCTGCAATATTATTGTTCCCAGTTGTCAAGGAAATGAATGTTGGTGGGCTTGAATCCATTCTGAAATTTGCGGAGTCGATACAAGTATGGCAGTTTGACAACAATAATGATAATTCAGGAAGTATAACAAAAGGTAAACTCGGTGCGGTTGCAATATTTTTAACCATATTTTTTGTTTGTTTATCTTGGTGGTGGAAATATTTAAATGAAGACAGAAAGGGAAATACCGCATTACCAATTGTTCCTGAAAACTGGGGATGGGCAATCGGTTTTGTTATTCTTCTTGCGATTTGTGCAATGCCGACTGGATTTCATATGTGGGCAGGAGTACATGATGATTTTATGAATGAAAATGTTGTAAAAAGATTATTCCGTTCGTTATTAACCACAGTGTATCTTGTTCCTTGGTTGATTATCGTGTTATTCCGAATTGCTCTTTATGGAGTTGCATCCTTGACGGGTATTCAAGAATTTGTAAATAAGCGCGACGAAGAAATTGACAAATTAAAATTCTGGAAATGGAATGCTGGGGATATTGATCTTCGCATGTTTCCAACCGATAATAATTCATTACAACCTAAGGATGTAACGAGCGTTTTAGCAGGTGGAACCACCGCAGCCACAGCATCCACAGCATCCACAGCATCCACAGCATCCACAGCATCCACAGCATCCACAGCATCCACTGGCATCAATGAATCCAAAGTCGGTGCAATCGGAAAACTAATCAAAGTAATATTACTCACGATATCTTTCGTAATTCTGATTCTTGCGGTTGTCTATTACGTGTATAAGATTGATTCTGACTTTGTAAATAAAGGTGCAGAAGCGAATGCCACTGCATCCGGTGGAATCATGGCAAACCTGAATTCACCAACTGCACAGACAATTTACGTTCTCATTGCAGTGGTCGGTATCGCTGGTATCGTGGCATATGTTCGAGAGAAATTCAAGAGTGCCAATAACAACAAAACCCCCGAAAATTATTTATTCGATGACATGAAAACGGAAGATGCAACCAAACCGCTCCGTCAGCTGGCATTCGGTTCGACACATATTGTATATGTCATCTTAATGGTGATTGTCTGGATATATGACCGCGACAAAGACGACAAGGAACGTATGTCAGTTACTGGAATGACTGTGCTTGGTTTGGCAATATTGTTCTTTCATTATGGTCTAGAATTCATCGATACACTCAATCCACCAAACGCACCAGAAGGTGCTGAAAATAAGCCGAAATTGACAGACTTGTTCACGAATATCCGCTTCATCATCAACACGATATTCTTCGTGATTCTCTGTGCACTTGCGTATTACAAACAGCATAGTGTTATGGTGATGTTGATTTTGTTGATGTTTATCTTTCATCTTACGAAATCGGTCATCGGTTTAAAATTATTGAAACTAATATGGCTTAGCATTATTTATATTCCTTGTCTGTTTCTCAATATGATTCAGTCCTCACAATCCATGGTAGGAGATACTACACCAACCATATGGATTATCGTCGCGATAGAAATACTTCTTATTGCGATTTTGATTGGTGGACCATATCTAGTCAACTATATCGGAGCATCCGCATCGCAAATTGTATCTACGCCAGTAACATTAAGCAAAAAGTATGACACAAATTTGAACACACAGAGTCCGCAAATATTCATTTATCATAATACGGGCATTGACCGTTCACCAGAAGACCAAGCTGCAAACTGCCCAGTTGAAGAAAAGAAGCGGTACAACTATTCGATTTCAGGATGGTTTTTATTAAATAATGCGGTTGCGTCCTCGAATGGTGATTTAGAAATATTCAATTTTGGTGATGTTCCGAAATTGACATATAACAAATCAACAAATGAACTGAAACTGTGGTGTAATACCGTAGATATGAGCGGAAATCCATTGTCATCAAAAACCTTGGTATACAATTCTAGAACGAATTATAACACGATTATTTCTGGAAAATCAACAGATAAAAGAAACCAAATTAGATTGTTGGTTGATAACGAGGATGAACTTGATATAGCGATACCTCTTCAAAAATGGAACTACTTTGTAGTAAATTACAACGGTAAAACAATGGACTTCTTTTTGAACAACAATCTTGTCGTTAGAAGCGATTTCATCATGCCAGATATTCTTATGAAGCCAATAACTGTTGGCGATACAACAAATAACAATGGGTTGAATGGGTCTATTTGTAATTTCGCGTTTCACAAGGTCCCTGTTACGAAAGAACAGATGCGATGGACATATAATATGTTAAAATCTCGAAACCCACCAATGATTGGTATGGGTACAATTGCGGATGAAGTCAAAGAGGCTGGAACAACGACAGTATATTCAAAGTAAATAATATATACAATAATTATACGAAGATGAATTCAAAATTAGTTCTAGCAGTAATTGTCATTCTTTTATTGTTGTATGTCATTTTTAAAGCATTGACAACCAATTATACTACTTTAGGAACGATGCAAAAATGGGGAAACAAAACGACATTACAAGGGTCTAATCTCCCCAACAGTTTTAAATCAAATAGTGCTATTTCCATATGGTTTTACATTAAGAAGTGGGTAAATGGTACAAATATAGTTAGTTTTCATTCCGATGCAGCAGGTGGTTCCGGGAATATTATATTCAAGGCACAGTTTAAGGCCAATACAAATACAATACAAATTTTCCCAAGAAGCGGAACTTCTGACTCACAATATGACTGCGAAATCTCTGAATTTCCTCTTCAGAAATGGGTGAATCTTATTATCAGCTTCAACGGTTCGGCCATGGACGTCTATGTAGATGGTAAATTGGTGAAATCATGCGTTGTAAATATCGGTTCACGTATTCAAGAAACCCAAAGTATTGTTTTAGGCGATGATAGAAATGAAGTGAGAACAGCCGATGTTGGCTTTATTACAAACGTGAAATTGAAGGCAGCACCAATCGCACCTCAAGAAGCATGGGACATTTACTCACAAGGTTTTGGTGGAAGCCCTTGGAGCGACCTTCTCAATAAATACAAGGTAAAACTAAGCTTCATTGTAGATAATCAGGAACAGGCAAGTGTTAGCACATAAATAAAAGTGCAAAATATTATGAAAACAATCTATATTGATTCGTATAGATTGTTTTTTTTATTCGATTATATTAGTAAGAAACATAAATTATGAGTGAAAGCAGCGGAGACAGCGGTGGTTTTTTAAAAGGTATTACATCTAGTTTTTCAAAACCAAGCGATGCGGGACTCTCTTCTAATGGTAGTGGCGGTATCGGCGGTGCTTTTGGTCTTAAAGAATTCATGGAGTCTAACAGTCTTGTCGCAAAATTCGCATTTATTTTGATGGTCTTTATCATATTTTGGGTATCTGTCAAACTGGCGATTATCGGTATCTCTTATTTGATGCTTCCGTCGATGTCTCCTTTTGTATTAGATGGAACTGCCAATACGGAAGACATGGCGATGAATATATCCCAAGACCCATCCAAACCTGATTCTGTCTTTATTTCACGTTCTATGAATGAAGATGGTGGTTTAGAATATACGTGGTCATCGTGGTTTTATATCAATCAAGTTCCGCTTGTAAAGGATAAATATTCCAGAATCTTTAGCAAAGGTGGCGAAGGAACTAAGAGTGGAGATGATGGCATATATTACCCGAATAATGCACCAGGATTATACATTCGTTTCACGAATTCAATCAACGATACAAATCCTGACCGCACTGACCAAGGTGTGAATGTAACATTGCTTGCGCTGGTTGACGTAAGTGGTAAAAAAGACAATGAAGCCGACAAAAAGAAGAATTTACACGAAAGACTTATCGCAACCGATATTCCAATCAAAAAGTGGGTCAATGCAGTCATTCGTGTAACCAACAATGTAATTGATTTGTACATTAATGGACGTCTTGCACAACGTCGTAAGACCGTCGGTATTCCATTACAGAATTATGGAAAGGTAAATATTGGCGAAGACAAAGCGAGTAATCGCTTTAGTGGTTATATATCAACGATTCAATATTTCAATTACTCAATTGGTTCCAATAAAATCAAGAGCATTGTGGATGAAGGACCAAACATGAAGATGGTCTCGCCAAGTGGAGACAGTTCAGCTACAAAGAATCTGGGTTCTTACTTATCAAACAATTGGTATATGCGATAATATTTTTTTACATGGAGATATCAGCAAGACTGGTGTAAAAAAATATAAAATGACAGCAGTTATTCCCACATGGACGCCGTCATTACAGCAAGATTCACCTACCGGCGATGTTTATTTTGTCGGAGAATACGGGCATCGATATAATGTGTATTCTTTAAACTACACGACAATATTTACACTTTTGCCGGGTACCTTTACATACCCAAGTACATTACCTGGCGTGGGTCCTCGTGACACAGACATACCCGCGGTTATCCTTGAAAAAAGAAGCACGCTCATCGGAGTAATTCCACTTATCAATTTATATTCTAACAATAATTATCCTGAATATCCAATTACATTTTCATTTCCAACAAACAATTATGCTGTTTCAGTAGAGCAATTAGATAGAGACTATTATGTGATTCCTCAAGCATCCAGCGACCCAGCAAATATACCAAATTCAGGAGGTATCTATAAGAATCCGGGTGCTGAAAATATCCGTCTACCCTACCGTAATGTATTAATAATTAACGGCGTATATGACATTTCGGGCGGAATTCGGTATGACCAATTATCAACTACAATACGTTTGGAAATTAAACAAGAAGCAACGATTAACAAGATACCCGCCTTTTTGAAAAAAAGCATTTTTGTTCCACTAACCATAACAAAGGCAAACACCGAAATTGGTCTCAATACACCATTCACCGGAATTGGTCAAGCTAAAACAAATTCGATACCTGATTCAAACGGAAATATTATACGAGAATGGATAGATGGAAGTATCGATTTGAACTTTTCTGATTTCGCAACAACTACGCGTAAAAATATATATACGGGTGAAATTGATTACAGTGATATAGAATATTATGTGAGTGTAGCATTGCCACGCACATTTACCCGTTTCAATGATTTCATCCAAATTTCCGGCAATCGTATTACTTTCAAAAAAAGCACGGAAACGACCCCATCCCAATTGAATGCGATTACCATCAAATTTCTGCAAGAAGAAACAGCTGTCTATAGGCGGTCAAGTCAGAGAATCGGTGACATGGCGGGTTATGAAAATACAATCAAACTTATTATTAAAAAATCAATACCCACATTTATGAATCAAATTCCGGAAACAAATACTACTGATGTCAGCACCATTTATAAACTACCTGACCTCAATAAAATGACCTCAGAAGGTTCTTTTGTATTAACACCACCGAATTCCACGAATAAAGAATCCGATGGGTTGATTACATTCACTTCATCAAATGAAAATTTATTAAAATTGCGTGTAACTGGAACTGGTGCTACTGCCGTATATACTGCTTACATGTATGGTTCAGGAACATCGACCATTATCGTTACTCAAGCAGCGACCACAAACTTCTACCAGAAAGTTGCTACATTCAACGTAAATGTCTTCGAAATAACGCCCGCAGTGATTAATTGTAATACAAACCTCTTTTATACAAATCCGTATAATCGTCAATTTTGGACGCGTTTCAAGCCCGAATGCCGTTCTTCAAATATGGTAAATAGTGTAACTGGTGAGCAACTGACACCGACACAAGTGGATGAAATTTATGATATGCGACGTAAAACCGAAATCCTGAAATATAATAAAAATGTAGGTGGATTCACAAAAAGTCAGAAATATGCGAAAGCCGCACGTGGTGAATTGATGCGGGCCATTGGGAATTCAACCAGGTATATTACAGATGGGGCGAGTCCATTCACATTGATTTGTCCACCTACTACCGCAAATCGTCAATTATCATGCGGGCTTACCACAGCGTGCGGAGTGCCTGGACCAGAACGTTTATTATGTTATGACCCATCAGTGAATCTATATAACTATAAACGTACATATCAATATGAAGCAGGTCTTCAGCTTACATTGAATATCCCTACTACGATTTTATCTGAACCCACGAATTTGCGTATAACAGAATATGACAATGTAAACAAACGTGTCACATTATTCTGGGATGCTCCTGATTCAAATGGGGGTTTTCCTGTCACAGGTTATGTTATTACCTATTCAGTCGACAATAAAACATGGGCTCCTTACAAAAGTGTATTTCCCTACAAACCTCCCGCTGGTGTCATTCCAACATACAACAAAATATCCGGTGAAATCAACGGAAACTCTGTAGTATTCGAAAGAATACCGGGGTCAATTGAGATTCGCGACAATACTGTATATTATTTGTCGGTCTTTTCTGGAAATGAACGCGGGTTATCAAGTGTCCCTGCGACAATCACATTAAAAACCTCGTCGGTTCCATCCATTATTAACGATTTTGGGTTTACAAATACACCCGACGAACGTCAAAACCTCATGGTCGACTTAAAATGGAATGACCCTGTAAATACAGGAACAAGTGGTGGTGCAGCAGGTACAAGTGCTAGTGGTGCTACGAATACAACTGTAACCGTTTCGTATTATAATGGTCCACCAGTTACAATGTATAATTTATATTATCGAAAGGTACCTGATACGACATGGACAAAAGAAACACTTACTACATCGAGTGTTATTATTCCATCTACTGGTGGACAATCACGTCGATATATTTTACGTAACTTATTGAATCAGAGTAAATATGAAATAAAAATAGAACCTATCAATAGTGTTGGTATTGGACCAGAATCAGCGATTATAACTGCACGAACATTGATGAAGCCGGGTGTTCCAACAAATATCACGCTTACTTCAAAATATGGATTATTACCCCCGACCTGGAGTGATGTTTCACGTAATTATATTAATGTTACGTGGAACAGACCAGATAATGGAGGAACTATAATTAAATATTATAATATTACGATAACGCCGCCGACGTCCATGGGTTCCGGTCTTACTTTTCCATATAACGTATCCTCAACCGATACAAGAACATCGTATAGTGCAAATATAAGTACTTTAAATAATCTCAGGCTGGTAGATGGTTCATATTCAGTTGTCATGGAGACGTATAATGGTTATTTGACGAGTAATGAAAGTGGTCGTGTGTTTGTAAATGTGAATCCTATATCTGCAAAAGCGTTTATATTTAATATGGAGGGTTATTACACTCCGGCTGGGTTATCCTATGCTGAGATGACATTTTCCATTAACACACAATGGCAAACCGCGAATCAAATAATACATGTTATAGTAAATGGATTGAATGATTCGTATAGAACTTCACTCAATAGTGATAATCAGCCGATTTCAGGAACAGGTGAACATAAGATTCGTATTCCTTCTTCCATTTCTGGGTCAGAAATTATTATCGTAGGAACACAATATTCGGTAACAATCACTTTGGTGTATCAGGACGGTCAACAACAAACAAGTGAAGTTTTTATTTATACACCGGAAATACGGTATATAACAGCATAATCTATAATATTATCATGTAGAACAATATAGATTATTCTCTCAGAGTAGGGTCAACACAAATCTCATGACGAGAATAAACTTGTCCTGACATACATTTATCGCTTGCTTCTACTTTAACGCAGCTACGAAATCCGCGGTCTTCGCCAATATAACAATAACCCCCTTTTCCGCTTTGATGTTTCTGGGTTACACTCGTAGAATCGTCGGCACGTGGGGATGGGCCGGTATAATTTCGGTCTGCTTTATCTAAAAATGTATATTTCGTATCGTCTTTTATAAACCCCGGTTTTTTATCACTACTGTTTGATGCATCGGGTGGTATTGGTGGACGATGGAACGAGCTTGACGTGCTGGAATGAGAAGATGATGGTTTATTTCTCCGTTTAACAGAATGTGGATTGTTGTTGTCATTGTCGCTGTCACTGTCACTGTCACTGTCACTGTCACTGTCGCTGTCACCGTATCCGCCGTGTGCTGTAGTAATGGCACCCGATGGAACCTCTATGTTTGTATAACGATTAATAATTTCACGTCCTTTTTGTTCCATCGATTGGAAGAAAGAATTTATTTTATTGCCAAACTCACCCATTCCTAAATGAAAATCACCGTTTGTTGATAAACTACTCCACATGAACCATACGATTACGACCGCAAGAATAAACTTTACAAACGTCCAAACCGAGAAGAAACTCTCAGAATCACCATCTGTGTTTGCATCGGTATCAGAAGAAAATCCACTCCTTGTATCGAGAGATAATTCAGGGAACTTCATATCATTGAACGTTTCTTGTGCCTTTTCCTTGATACTAGATAACCCTGATTTTGACATTTTGTACGCTGTCGATAATCCGCTATTTACACTTTCATTATTTGTTGGTGCGACAATTTTCGTGAATTTAAAAGTTGGAAGAGACATCTGTCTATATATACTGTAGATATAGTAGATATAGACATAAATATACTACTCATATGGACTATATTTTTTAGGAACTGAAGGCGGATGTGATGGTTGCTGTGACGTGTGCGATGATATATCTTGGTCTTCTTTTTTCCGAACTACAGTATTCATAGAATTCAATGCTTCTAGACGTTTAATCGTGCGTTCTAAATCTCCGTTCTTATCACCGGCATAACCTGCAGATGAAAAGAGATAATCTGTGTCAGGACTAATTTCATGTTGTTTAATCTGTTTATATACAGAGTTAATATTTGCTACTGCAGTTTCTATCACGAGGCGGTCATTTATCATCTCTATTTTACTATCATATTCGGTTGTTAAAAGCGATATTGCGAAGTAGATAAGGTAACGTCGTTTTTTACGAACACCTGGTGTAAATCGGATGCAATATAACCGTAAAAGACTATTTATGATTTTCTGAGTGAGCGGTGAATGTTCTTCGGCGTCATTGCTTCGAGCGATAATCATGTCCCATATCATCCATATAGGGTCAAACTGGAGCTTGTCGTCGACGGGAATATGTGACCTACGTTCACAACGACATGTTTCTTTTTTCGCCTTACAAATGGTTTCGAACTCAACAATCCATTCGACCCAGTAACACGCTAGAAGGGTATTTTTAGAATCGTGAGAGATGTGATACGCAAATTCGTTCATTGCGATGAATATTTCTTTTGGGTCTCTCTCTCGGAAAAACTCCTGTGCATAATCCACTCGAGGTGCTTTCAATCGCTGTGACATTGTTGCGATATCATACTCTTCCTTCTTTTTAATTTTCACGCTATCATACTTGTGCTGTCGTTTCGAGTTCGATAGAACACATACAATCTCAGCAAATAATGACCGCATCTTTGGGTGATTTCGTAATCGCAGCTCATTTCCGGCATATCCATTGGATATGATTGATTTAAAGGTCTCATATCGCATTTCAATATAAAGTGGCAGTTTAGGGTTCGCTAAATGAATGTATTTGCTCGCGAATGTAATAATAATATCCCATAGTTCAAGATAGTGGCCCGAACATACAAGTTCCGCACTCCAGTAACACGCAGGTTCAACTTTGGAGTTTGATAAGCTATTCAGGAGTTCCTTACGTACATCTGTTTTTTTATACGACGAGAACGTGATGCCACGAAATTCGCTTTCTCCTCGTATATCATTGATTTCATTGGGTTCTGACATCTACTATTAGTATGTCAATCGTTTTTTTTCGTGCGAGAATAACGATAATAATATTTTGTAACGAAATACTAGTAGTATCATAACAAAGTATAATCTCGTGTAATAAATGTCTTCATTCTATACATCCTTTTCCGCATATATTCGTTCTATAACACGATGGGAAATATTGACATTTTTATTTATTTTATTGATGATTGTATGTTTTATTAAGCGTGACTTATCCTTTCACGTCGAAGGGTTCGAACAAAGAGAAAAATACAAGGTATACGAAAATGACACACTATTTGACAGCTTCTATGCTGATATCTATGATGAATTGTTCATTCAACCAAATAAGATAGAAGCCGAAACCGATGAAGTGATACATATTACGGGTGCTCTCCAAGGGACTGAAACCGATAAGAAGAATTTTAAGATTTGTGATATTGGTTGTGGCCGCGGACACCACGTTCACGAACTAAAAAAGAAAGGAGTTACGAATGTTATAGGATGCGACAATTCAGAGGCGATGCTTCAGAATGCGAGAGATTTATATCCATCTTGTAAGTTTATTAAAGGAGATTTCATGAAGCCGATGTTATTTAGTGAAGAAGAGTTCAACGTTCTGACATGTTTTTACTTCACTGTATATTATGTGAAAGATAAACGTGCTTTCTTTCGCAATTGTTATCAGTGGTTGAAACCGGAAGGCTATCTCATCATTCATCTTGTGGATAGAAACCACTTCGACCCTATCGTTCCCGGTGGAAAACCGTTATTTATCGTATCACCACAGACTTATGCAAAGGAACGCATCACGAATTCACTCGTGAAATTCAGGAGTTTTCAATACAAGTCGGACTTTACTGCTCCACCGCCTACGAAGAATGGAAAGTCAAGCACTTCTGGAACTACAGCCAAGAATACCGGCGAGAAGAACATCGGAAAATTTGTTGAGAAAATAACTGATGACAAAACGGGGAAGGTTCGAGAGAATATTCATACGTACTACATGCCAACAAACCGAGAAATGCTAGAAATCGCAAAAGAGGTAGGGTTTACGGTAACCGGTCAAGTGGATTTGGTTCATGTGCTCAACGAGTATCAATATCTATATATCTTGAAGAAGGTCGCGTAAACCCATCATGACATTTTTACCTTTGTAATATAATGAATGACGCAATAACCGTAACGACGGCAACGACAGTGCCACCGTTCTTGTTTCATTATATTATCGCATTCGTCATTGTCACTATAATTACGTGTATTTGTGTGTTAAAATTTAAATACTTTTATTGGTATTCTCAACCACTGACATTTCGGTATACGGTTGGACGGTTCCTTGGATATGGGAGTGCGAATACCCGACATCGAACAAATATTATGAACCCTCTATCTCTCGGACAACGTTGTTACCAGGCAGTAGTGTATCCTTTTTTACATCATGTAAATCATAATAGTGTTCGCGTGTATCATGGTACGGATGAAGATGTACCATTCGAGAGAATCGCATCCATTCTCTCGAAATACCATGATACAGAACGAAACAGTCCGGAAATGATTGCTTGTAGTCATTCCGACACTCTTCGGGTTATTCTATCACAAGATACGTTTGGTCTCTCGGCATTTATTGGCGTACTCATTACATCTATCACTCACGGCGGAACCGAAGGAAACAACGGTATTGACGGCGTATCTGTTCTTACACCACGCATTATGATATCATTCAACTCATCTCTCACTACATCACCATACCGGTCTGTATCTATCTACATGTGCGAATACCTTGTCTGGAATAAATTCATTGTTAGTGAATGCAAATCTCTCGAACTTTTAGAAACAACGGAGTATATTCAGAAATCACGAGAGATTGCCGGAGAACAAACATTATATCGTTATCGTGAAATTCCATGGTTTGTTGTACCCTTTACAACGGTGTATTCATACATGTTTCAAGTTGTAGGCAGCAGAATCAGCGGCGTAAATCGGTTTAATCATGGAATATCTTTCGTCCGCGTATCATCTACGAATTTTGCTCTTTTTTATGCGTTTGTAAATGAACATACGAGAGATTTTCATTGCTGTATTCTTAATGAACTCACACAACTACAGTCTCTCGTAGAACACGAGTTGTATATTGTCTACATACTACTGCTCAATAATACGCGGGTTATTGCGACCTATATACTCACACATTCGGTTGCCAACGATTATCATTTGAAAAAGGATGAACGTGCTGAAGTAACGCCAATTGTTAAAAAAACATCGAGGAAGAAGACAAAGGGTAATCGTATTGCTGCGTTACATGATTATGTGTCAAGAACATCCAATGCTTTGGTAAAATATTTACCGCCGGTGATTCCACCAAAATACGACGCATTTGGAAAACGTATTTCAGCAAACACGGTGGGTACAGCGGCGGCAGAAACGGAAGGCAGAACCACGCATTCGAGAGATAGCACTGTTCTTCGACTGCTATCATCGATTCAAGATAAATCATTATGCGATATTAAAGATTTTGTGCGAGGATTTCAGTATATTTCTAAAAAGCATTCACATATAGACGTTCATAGGAATGATGTAGTTGTGATAGACACAATTGCACATAACTATCGATTGATAGATGCACTCACGTTGTCGATACCATCGGCGTCTACAGAACCGAAATGGCCATTATTATCAAAAGATAAATGGTATTACATACTATATAATGCCATTATACACGAGGAGACGTTATGTAAGGATATTTTAATCATATAATGCTCTTACTTATCTACGATAATACTGTGTCATCGAACGACGACCTCCAAACATACTACCTCTACTTCCAGTACTAGAAGCCGCATTCGTAAACGTATCTACGACAAATATAATGAATATGCCTAAAAAACAATACAACACGAGTTCTTCGATAACATGACCGGTTTTCTCATCTTTCTTTTCTTCAAGCATATGGATAATGTAATTCAACTTTTCGATAAGTGCGGTGTTTGTTCCTGAGATATTTGCGTTACCGCCACCACCGCCTCCGCTTGCAAGTTGGTTTGCGAGTGTTTCAGCATACGGTACGAATTGTTCATAATATTGGGTTGCGTATGTGCTTGTTTTTGGATTTGTGCTAAATGGAGACACATTCGTAGATGGATTCGCTGCATCTTTCTTTGGAGCACCGGCGATTCCTGTTAATTTTTCGAAATACGGTGAGACACTACCTATACTCGCGGTCGATTCCATTCCTTCCAATAATGTAGATGAATAAGAAGATGACGGATTTAGGGAATTCATTTGCGTGGTTTTGCGAACCACTTGAGGCGGGGCTGTTTTGCTAGATACAGTTTCTGCTCCCCGAATAATCCCAGAATGGGATACGTTCGTGGCATAAATCCCCATCCCCTGACCTGGGTAGGAAGGAAGAACCGATGACATTTCATCAGGGTCTTCCTCACTATCCTCTCCACCTTTACGATGGATATTCTCGATATAATCCTTGATTTGCTTTATCTTTTTTCCAGCGGCTGAGGCCATATCATTAGACCCCGAGGCCGAGACAGATGCGGGCCCGGTTGTTGGTTCATGATGATTTCGTGGAATCTTTAGGGTGCGATTCTTCAGGCCACCTCCGCCGCTACCTCCGCTACCGCCATTTCGACGGACATTGTTCTTTGGTTCGTTGTTATTGTTATTACTTTCGGCGTATTCCGAAAAACCTAAAGATGTCATGTTCTCCTATAAAAAAATGAGATTTTAATTCGTGAAGATTATTCTAGTTATATACGAAAAATATATTTGTTATGTATATAAGACGAAAATGGTGAAATTAAACAAAGAACTCACTTTAGGTGTTTTATTGGTGGTTATCGTTATTATGGTTCTTAAACCCAACCTTCTCGGGTTTTTGTACAATAACGTGTTAGGCAAGTTAATCTTTGTCGCCGCTGTCATTTTTCTTTCTTTGAAGCATACCGCCGCTGGTTTGCTGGCGGTTGTGTTTGTCGCAATCATTGCCTCCATGAGTGGCTACCACGGATTCGAAGGCATGACGGTTGGTGAAGATGAGGAAGTACTTGAAGGAGAAGAAAATATGAAGAAGGATGAAAAGAAGTGTGAAGGTGAAAATTGTGAAAACGAAAAGAAGACGACAGAGGGTGCCGATACTCAGGATGACTTAGTGAAAGAAATCAACGATAGGCTCAAGAAGAAATAAGTACGAAGATGTGCGCGACAAATATAAACCGCAGCAATTTGGCGTACAATGATGAAAGCATTATATATACGACACGGTTGTCGTATATATAATTATATCTAGCATAATAGTAGTAGTAACAGGTTATTTCATGGAAGTTCAATATTATATTCAATATATTCTATCATGGATTTATCATAACGTTATTCATACTGACGCAACATATGCCATCATAAGAATAGGTATATTTATAGGATTAGTTACTTTACTCGTATATCGAGAATACGTATGGTTTGTCTTATTGTGTATCGTAATACTTTCATCGGAATGTTTTCGGTGGATGAGGGAAACAAAATGCACATTCGATGAAGTACAAGCGATGATATCAAATACGACTGCTTCGGCGGGTGCTTCAGCGGGTGCTTCGACGACTGCGGGTATTCACGATAAAGACATACTTACGAATGGTATTTCGTTATCTTCTCGTGAAGGATTTTCTCTCGGTATGCCAAAAATAATTCAGGGTGATGATAGCGGAACAGACCATCGGAGGTCAAATAAGTTTATTGAAGAAGATAGTAATGACTTTACCGAGAAATATTTTAAAAGCAAGCAATGCTCAATCGGTAGCGGGATTGGCGGTATCACGATGTTTGGTAGTAACGAGTTAATTGGAGAATCGCGAACGGCGCAAATCAACACTATATATGATTTCGAAGGTAAAAGCACATCAAACGACTCGAATGGTTCCAGCAGCAAACGTGCGACCTATTTCATGGATTGTGTTTATTCGCCGATAAAACGGAGTATAAATAATGGCAACGACTTTCGTGAAACGAAAAAATGGATATATGAGAATATCAACAGTAAAATAATCGATATTAATAAATGTCTATCACGATTCAATACTAGCATTTTGTACGATACAACGTCAAATATTTCAGAAGATAGAAGTACGCGGTTGTCTTTGTCTGATAAAATACGCGACGATGATAAACAATCATACAGTTCCACTGACAAGTATCATGGTCAAACACTCGTCTATAAATCTCTCATCATGGGAAACACGAACGCTGATAAAATGAGCAATATTCAACCATTGGACAAAGGAAATGCAGGCGACAATATAAATGACCAGATGTACAGTAACTTGCTTCAATATGTAAATTCAGACGAGCGTTTTAAGAAGAATAGCCAGTTGAAACAACTGCATCTCAACATATATAGCAAGGTATACGGTTTTCGGAAACGTATCAATGAAATTCTCTCGATTATGCGTGAACAAACCAAAAATGACGCTGCATTATTATACACAGTTCGTGTAAACGAATCTATTGTACAAGAAATACGGATGATACTTGGATATCTCGATATTATTCAACGGACAAACGATATTATTTTATTTGAAACTGGTTTCCCGTTTGTGGATACAACCCAAAAGGGAATATACGCAGCGAAGCTCGATACAACACCGCCACCTTCGGTTCTTTCGCAAATGCCAACCGTTGCATACAAAGACCCAACCGTTAAAATTACGAATAACGATATCAATCGACCCTACGTAAATATTTTGAAAATACCACACGAAGACGATACATATAATTCGAACGATGAAAAGAGATATTTATATGGTATTACGTACTATTTTGGAGGCAGGTCCCATAGTTCATAAAATATTATATCATTCTAATATAGACATATTAAAGCATTACTCGTGAAGTATAAGAATCAAAAATGGAATTACGAACTGTCGCGATTTTGTTATTGATGGCAACTATCGTGGTTTTGACATCGGCATTCGGTGCTTATCAAGACGGTATTGAAAAACAGAAAGAGCATGAGTTTCAAATAAAAAAAAAGGAGGAAAAAGCGGGAGTAGAAAAGAGAATGGGACCGGTTTCAGAAACGAAACCAGGAACGAACTCAATGTCAATTTCCAGCGGTTCTGAACTTGTCGGTGCATATGGAGCCGGTACATCGCATAAACAAAGTGCGGCTCATCTTGATATATCGGAGAAAGTTGACGGACCTTATGTGAAAGACGGACCGAATGCCTACCGTGGAAAGGTTGGTGGGTATGATTTAAGTGACACATACAACAGCGACAGTGACGACGACAATGACAGTAACAGTGATGACGATGAATACGGTAACAACGGGAAACCAGCCACCGAATTTCAAAAAAAAATCAAATATATCAAAACTATATTTAAAGAGATATTTAGTAAATGGGGTTCCCAGGAAACAATTATGGCCCCGATTAGCGTGGAAGAAGACCCCGACAATCCTCTCGGAGGAGATGCTGAAGGGTTCAAAATCCGAGAGAAATTTAAGAAAGGAGCACGTCAAGGTATGCGAAAGTTAAGAAACGCGTTCCGAGGACGGTTCAAATGAGATACACGCAGCCAAGACGTGATAAGAAATAATCTATTGTAATACTAATAGTTTCGTTTATTCGTTTGTTTGATGCCAAAAAGTAGCCGGCATAACCGTTCTAGTAAAATACGCCCTGCGAAGTTATCAACGAAGGTTGGCGGAGGGGGTGCCACATCAACGCTAGCATCCCCACCTGGAGCTGGAGGTCCGAAACCACAAGTAGGCGGTTCTCCCGGGTCAATTGCTTCTTCACCGCTTATACCTCCTATCACTTTAAAATCATTTACTGATTTATTCTCGACAAAAACCAATTTTTTTACACTTCAAACGCCAGCGAATAATATTATGGATTCTAAGGTCCTTACTGCGATGCACAATTTTTTTCACAACTTGAATACGAGTACATTTTTCGCAGGTTTTGTCATGATTATCTTGAATATCGGGTCGCGGTATATCAACCTCGACCTGAACTCTTCCACAGAATCATGGATTAAGTACCTCATGAGTAAAGAAGTCCTTGTGTTTGCGGTCAGCTGGATGGGTACGCGGAGTATTTATTATGCTCTCGTCATTACCGCATGCTTCAGTATTGTTGTCGACCATCTGATGAATGTTGATAGTAAGTATTGTGTGATTCCGTCTAAGTTTAGGGGCTTACATACGATGACAGAAGAGAAGCATGGACCTGAGAAAAAAGTAACAGATTTAGAAATCAGCAATGCTCTGCATACACTCGAAAAAGCGAAAAAAGAGAAAGAGGAAACAGACCATTTAGAAATGGTGAAATACCATCAAATGTTTAAAGATGACACGTTCGAGTCGTCACAACCGGCGAAGGTCGGTGGTGGCAGTGGCAAATAGCGTGAATTGGTAGAGAAGAAAAATAGAATGAGTATATAGTTAGTATAGTCATTCTATCACAGAGAGGAGTGATGGCAGGAATACCAACAGAGATGTATGCTTCTTCTGAAGATTCAGTAAAACACTTTGTTGAAAATACGGAAAACTCTAAAAAAATATACAACGAGGAGGCAATTCAAAGGGCAAAGAATAATCCAATATACGGATTCTCGGACGATTCACCTGCTGCGTCATGCTGGATTAGAAGTACATTTCAAATGTTAATGAATACTCAAAAATACAGAGAATGGATTGACTCTGATAATGTTGGAAAATGTGCGAATTTTCATCAACTGTTTAAAACGCTGGTAAAAGATAATGAACGATATCCTTTCAATGATAAACCACGTATTATTCCAATTGGTGAAATGTTGCGAAATTCGCAGACTATTCGTAATAGATTATCCAGTGAGGATACTGCGAACCCCGAAATACAATTATTTGATAAGTTATCATCCACCGACCAAGAAACATGTGACGAACTACTAATGTCTATATTTGGATGTATTGACTACTCTAGTAATACAGTCAACTATCAGATTCATTTTAAGAGTGATGGTCGAATGACTATTGATAAGACAGAACAACATGATAACGAGACATTTCATATTTCAAGAAAGTTACAAGAAAACATTTCAAAAATATCAAAAACACCTGTAAAAATACAAGATGTATTGAATCATATACCATTACCGTTAGATACGGATAACGAACAACAATTCTTGGATAATTTATTTATTGAGCTTAACACTTTGCACGATAATATAGACTCCGAATATAAGAAGTTAAATGAGAAGGTGGACGCGGTTGATAATAGAAATTATGATACAAGTCAGTTTAAACGGTATATCAATACAGTTGTTCAGAGTTTTATAACATTTCATTCATGTGTTAAATACAATGATTCCAGTTTTAATGCGGTCATTGAAAAATACGTTAATAAGTTTCGTGGTTTAATGCAGCAAAAACCTCCTGGTAAAAAGGAAGGAGCTGAATTTACTTTACTTCCGAATGTGGTAAATACGATACGTAAAAGATATAACGCATTACCAGAAAATGTAACTTATAATACAAATTATGACCTTATCAAAATTATTTCGACTGTGCAGACAGGAAGTGAACCGGATATTTTATCAGACATTGTTTCACTAGTTACCTTTCACACAACGAAAGAGGTAGAAGATATACTGTTGCGTGTATTTCCAGATGAGTATGTAACATATCAACCTTCTGATTATATATTTTTATCTCCAACGGTTCAAGATGTAAATGGTACTGAAAATAAGGTAAACTATATTCCAACCTTATCATATCAAGATTCACCAGATACCATCTATACATTAAATGGGAAACAATATAAGTTAATTTGTATGATATGGCATGTTGGCACATCTTTAACAAATGGTCATTATGTTGCTGAAATAAATATAAATAAACCTATAAGCCCCAGTATTGAACCCGGATTATATTTGTGTAATGATGCTGAAACAACCAAAATAAACAAGTGGAATTCTGAAAATAATGCATTTCCTCCACATTTGTTTGTATTTGAAAATGTTGAATTGACGTCACCACATTCAAGCCTCTCGAAATCGAGACTTGCGACAGCGGCGACAGTGGCGACAGCGGCGACAGTGGCTGCAACATCGATAGCTAGACAAACAGCAACGAATGACACATTACCGTCTGCATCCCAATTAAACGAAAGCAAATCTACTTCTCAAAATGACAAAATTTCAAAGCAGGAAGAAGAAGAGGAAGAATACGAGGAAGAAGAGGAAGAAGAAGAGGAAGAAGAGGAAGAAGACGAAAAGGAAAAGGAAAAGGAAAACGAAAAGGAAAACGAAAAGGAAAAATCCGATATTGCAACGACAAATGTCAATGTAACATCATCGGCGTCTTTTCATGCCACAATATCACCTCCTTACATAACATTAACAAACATAATCGCAAATATCGATTCAAGTATCGACAATTATGTTGAGCGACTTGTTGGTCGAAATCCCTTGAAAGAAATTCCAGTAAATGGGGAAGAAACCCGCCAAAATAAAAGCATCACAAAATTCACACGCGTTGATGGGGACTTTCCGAAAACGACGGTCCCTTTATATGAGCAAATGGTTTATCATCGTGCTGGTTCCATGAATTTGAATCCACTCGAGATTTTCATTCCAACCGGCTACAAAATCAATTTCCAAGAAATTAACGAATATTTCCGAGAGATGACGCGACGAAATGACCCGGATATATTAGAAGTTATGAATTTGGTAATCGCTGCATACGGCAATAACAACAACAGTCTCTTTTATAGGCATACACTTCCTGGAAAATTCACGACAGGGGCAGGGGCAGGGGCAGGGGTAGGGGCGATAACGGTGTCAACAGTAAAAAGTATATTTGATTTGGACAAAAAAACTGCCCAACGTATACAAATTAAAATCAATAACTGGCATAAAAAATACATGGAATGGCGATTTTATCAAAATGCGACACGTTTTTTCGTTGAAAACCAAGAAATTTCTAAAGATGAATTGGTTACATTAAAAATTGAATTTGATGATGTATTTGATGAGTCAGAAGGAAAAGGTTTGATGAAAATCATAGAAGACATCAAAGAAAAACATGACAATATCAATCGTTTATATGAAAAAAATGGAGAACAAATTACCGCTACTATAATGAAACGCTACGTACTTTATTATATACGATTTTTTAATGTTATATACGAAGATATCATGCAGCATATGTCTAATGCTTTGAATTTTACTCGGAGTAGACAACAGAATTTGGGCAACGATTATAAATTCGATGAGACTGTAAAAAACAATCTTTTCAAAATATACAGCGAAATAAAAAATATAATAGACAGTCTTGGTAACAATATCGAAAATGTTCCATACTTAAAATTAGTCTCAATATTTCAAATATTCACACAAAAAATAAATGAGTTGAATCGTCAGTTCCCATCACGGTTGAGAGATGTATTTCATTCCGGCGTTGGAAAAAATGAACGATTGAGTTATCGCGAATATTATAAAACGTACAAACTAATACAGTATGTATATTGGTTAATGTCAGAGAGAACGCAAAATAAAGACCCATATGCTGATAACTATGATAGTATGTTGCCAGATGAAGTATTCGAAAAAACGGAATTAACGGACAAAAATGATGACTTATATTTGAATGAGCAATTGAGTCGCCAATATAAAAATTCAAAAGAGATAGTAAATCTAAGTCATTTTGAGGATGAACGAAGCGGAAGACTGAGAGATGCAGAGAAAATCGTCGACACTCTTGAGAATGAAGATAAACATGTACGCCGCCTTATTTATATCTACAAGAAAGACGTAACCGATGAGAATATGCGTAATTTTATTAACGAAAACATGTATTTCAATAAATCATTGCGTTCATACAATGACATTCATGAAAAAACTACGATAGATTTACCATTCGGTATTGACCTTCTTTTTTATGTATTATATTTTGTAACAAATAATGTTGTATCCAATTTAAATAAAAATAAGGGGTTATTTGATAACATCGATGATAAACAGGGTGATTTGTTGTTGATACGACAAGAAATTCAGTTAAAAGAGAGTAAATTAACTCATATATTTGATTTGATTTCAAAATTATTGGGTGTTCCGGTCGAACGTATTCGTCCGGACCGTGTAGAATATTATGAATCAAATACAAGCAAAAAGGCTGGATTTATCAATACCGACAAATACTATAATGCTTGGGGTGATAAATTATCGTCAACTAGTACGAATGAAATCGCAAAAAAGGTGAATTATGTAACAAAACGAATGAAGACGGGGTTAGATAAAGCACTCGGACTCGCAGATGATGCGAATGGCTCTAACACAGATGTAAAAGAAATAAATCGGAAAAAGTTGAAAGCTACCTTAGTGGGTCTGTTACAACATAATACGGTACAAGTTGTTCATATGTTATTCGCCAAACCACGGGATATTTGGTATTCACCGGATATGCGAACCGGTAGTTTATCTGGATTATCGAAATGGGCATTTTTTCGGTTAGAAAATTCGGATATTGTTGCCAAAAGTGCGTTTAAGATGCTTAATTCCCTGTGGGATGAACCAATTTCCGTATCTGACGAATCCGTTGCGGCGGCAACACGTCTTGATATTATACTTCGTAAAACGCCATCTTCGAAAAACGTTTTTGAAATAAAGGTAGTAGATGACACAATGTTTACACAAAATAAAATAGAATCTGGAAAAAAAGGGTTATGCGTATTTTTAATTGCGTCTCAGCCTCCGCCAAATATGATAGAACAAGGCAAGGATTCATCGAATGATTTCCGGTTTCAAAATACGTCATTTAATGTGGGCGATATAAAACCTACCGTCAATGATGACCATGCAGTCGGGGCTAAATTAATGAATAAACTAACTGGCATGATAAAGCCGGACCCTCAAAAATGTGATAATATACGCGGACTTATTCAAGAAGAGGCAAATGAAATGTCAAGAATGACCAAGGATGTTTTGAAGTCTGGTGGTATCGATTTGTCGATACAACTTACAGGATTGAAAAACAAGATGATGAATACCGAATTAGAATCTGCGATATCATTATTGATGGTTCGAGTGAATCCTGGAATGCCATATAATATAGCAACATCGCCGCCACAAGCGAATGTCAATGAAGTAGTAACAATTTCGAATAAATATATTGGTAACCCGGACTTTGATGTAATTCGCGGATATTGTTTCTATATCAATGGTGCTAGGACTAGTCCTACAGCTGATGCTACAAAACAAAAAGAAGGAATCGACCTTATTTTAAACAGTTTTGACAAAAAGAATTTTTATTCATATTGTATATTGGGTATAATATTAGCGTATGACGATAATAGAAGTGGTATTATAAATACAATCAAGGCCCGTATTGGCGGAAGTGGTGATGACCTTTCAACTGCAGTGAGCTATTTGAAACAAGCCGCAACAAAGCTTCCTATCGCAAAGTTTGTTTTGGTGCGAATGAGGTTCTATAATGAAATCGACGATAGATTGTTACAAGAAAAAGAGGCGTTATCCATGATTCAAAGTGTTACAAAAGATGTTTATGCACAAGCCGATTTTTTGATGGCTAAAATATTCGAAGAAAAACGGTTTGGTGCTAAGGAAGAAGAGAAACAAAACGCAAATTTATATTATGAACGTGCTGCAAACCAAGGTCACTTCGAAGCGGCATATGAATTAGGCAAAAAGTACGAAGAAAGGAAGGAAGGTGAACTCGGCGAAGAAACAGAACTGATGAAATACCGCAATAAAACGCGTGAATTCATGTCTATCACTGCTAGTGCGGTTCAAGACAACAGCAAAAATAAAAAAGTTATTAAATATGACTACACGGAAGAACATGTCAAATATGCAGCAACCATCGTTGCAAAAATAAATAAAGATATTGAAGCAGAAAACGCACAAGCAGTATCTGCTGTAAAGAATGGTATCGAGAAAGCAAAAACGGCTGTGATAAATGGTATCGAAAAGGCGAAAACGGCTGTAATAAATGGTATCCAAAAAATCGATAAAATAGTAGAGGCGAATACACCTCAAAGTATTGCAGTATCAAGGGAAACGGTGACAGCTGACGAGTCAGACGAAGATGTAGTTCTAGTAGCAAAGAAAGCGGCGGAAGAATTACTTGAAAATAAAGATTTTGAACCGGGTGATGTTGTTACTATTGATATTGATGATGAATATGGTTCTA